TGGGTTATTCGTCTCCGTAGATTTCTAGTACTTCTTTTACTGCTTCGTGACGTTCAATGTCACGATGCTCAAAGTTAACAATATCTAATCGGGTTAAATCACGAGTGTACAAATGTCGAATGAATGACACTAAACCATTGTCTGTAAGTCTATCTGCCTGTGCTAAATCCCCAGTAACAACCATCTTAGAACCCTCACCAATGCGTGTTAATAACATCTTCATCTGATTAGGTGTTGCATTCTGCATTTCATCTGCTAGGATAAAACTGTTCTTAAATGTTCGTCCTCTCATGTAAGCTAGTGGAGCTATTTCTATAATGCCTTCATCAATCATCATAGTTATTTCTCTGGCAGTGAAATATTCTCTTATAACATCGAATATAGGGCGTGTCCATGGAGCCATCTTTTGCTCTAGCGTTCCTGGTAAAAATCCTAAGTCTTCATCTACGCTAACTGCAGGACGAGTAACAATAATTTTTTCAACCTCACCTTCCTTAAACAGTTTTACAGCGATTTGGACTGCTAACAATGTTTTACCTGTACCAGCTGGACCTATTCCAAAGACGATGTCTTTATCTTTATCTAGCAATTTTAACATGTAAGTTTCTTGATTTTTATTACGTGGTAGGACTCTAACTTGACGCTTTTTCTTATATGCATCAAATTCAACAACGTTATTAGTTGCTTCTTCATATCTCGGCTTGCGAGCCGAACGTCTTGCACCCATTAAGTTCCTCCTTATATGGATAAAATAGGGCATAACCTTTCCAGTAAGGCTTTTGCCCTACACAAATATTTATCAACACCTTTTAACGGTAAAGTTACCACAAAATACGATAAATAATTATAATAAATATAGGATTACCTAAAATGCAAGACATTTATGACGTTATAAAAAATGTAGAAAAAATATACGAAAGTAATACAGGTTTCAAAATCCTAAAAGATTTTGAACGTGTACTAGATGAACTAGATTTATATGTTTACGATAATTGGGAAGATGGAGAATTAGCCGAAGGCCCTATTATAGATAGACACTGGGTAACTTGCAAATTTTTCTGGGATAGAAATAAGATGCCAGATCCAATGGGCGGTAAAAGATTAATAGATTATGATTGCAAAATAACATATCAAAAAACCCATTTAATCAAACCAAGGAAAATACGTAAACCAGATGACATGCGACCAGGAACAAAAAAAGGAAAACTTGATCGCCATCCTATATGGATAGTCAGTATTATGATGCCAAAAAAACTACTTGCAGATATATACGGCGGCTACAAAGAAAAATGGGATTGGATTACTGATCCTGCTACAGAAGCAACAGCACCTGGAACTACACAACCAGCAGATGACCTAGCAGCAGGAGGAATGCCAGAAGAAATGGATATGGGAGGAGCAGCACCACCTGAGGCTGGAGCAGCACCACCTGAGGCTGGAGCAGCACCAGCAGGAGCAGTATAATGAGTTTACATAAGCATGACTTAAAATACATGATGTATGATATTTTTGAAGTGGATTCATACAGCAGTAAAATGGGAGAAGATCAAGACATTGTAGTTGTAAGTTTTACAATGAAAGATAAAGCACCTGCAGAAGATCTTGTGAAATTTTTAGAAAGTGGCTACAGTTTTATACTCGATGCAGACGTTTCAGCAGGTGAACTGCAAGACGGTAATTATAAAGTTTTTGTAGAAATTGAAAGAGATCGCCATATAGGTGACAATTTATTTGAAATGCTAGATGGTGTTAAAAAAATAAGCGGAGTAAATAATTTAAAATTCCGCTATTATAAAAACTTTAACAGCAAAGAAGCAACACTTGAAGCTCTTACAGAAACAATACCAACAAGTGCTGATGATTACAGTGTAAAATTAGAACAAACAACAATGGAAAATTATAAGCATTTCTTTAGTAACAGTTACTGTGATAGTATAGAAATGCTAAGTGAAACAATTATATTACAAAAACCACACACAGAAAAGTTACAACTACGATTTTTAGACTTTGGCAACAAACAAGATGTATTTGATAGATTAGCAGAAAGTTTTAATCCTTGGGATTTTGCAGAAATTATATATCTATCAAAATATATTGGTGATTATAATATAACAAAATATGGTAATAAACTTACCTTAGAAAATAAAGGAAAAACTTTAGTTGTAGAACGTATATCTTAAGGAGAACATAATGGCAAAATCAGATTTTAAATTTGCATTTGAACCACCAATGGTAAAAGAATTGTTACATGGAAATATTGAATGGAATAATTGGTATAATGCAATGTGTGAGATTTTGCCACTCTGGGAAATAAACACTATTGATCGTGTAGCAGGATTTATTGCTCAATGTGGTCACGAATCGCGTAACTTTGCTATACTGACTGAAAATCTAAACTACTCAGCAGCCGCACTTAATCGCATCTTTCCAAAATATTTCGTCCGTGCAGGCAAAGATGCCAAAGATTATCATAGACAACCTGAACGAATTGCAAATGTTATATACGCTAACCGGATGGGCAACGGAGACGAAACTAGTGGTGATGGCTGGAAATATAGAGGAGGTGGCATATTACAACTAACAGGTTGTAATAACTATACAGCATTTTCAAAAGAAATGGATATTACTGTAGATGATAGTGTTAATTATGTAAGGACAAAAAAAGGTGCTTTAGATAGTGCATGTTGGTTCTGGGACACTAATAATATAAATCGCTATTGTGACGAACAAGATATACTAGGAATGTCTAAGCGCATAAACGGTGGAACAATAGGCTACCAAGACAGGAAAAAACATTGGTTACACGCACTAGATGTTTTAGGCGGAGATTATGAAGAATATGAAATAAATTATAATCAAGTTGTTAAAGTCGGTTCAAGAGGTCCTTTAGTTACAGAGATACAAGAAAAATTAGATATTAATCCAGCTGATGGTATATTCGGATATGGAACAGAATCAATAGTAAAACTTTGGCAAGAACATCATGGTCTTTATCCAGATGGTATAGTTGGGCCTAAGACTATCAAAGCAATGCTAGGTTAATAATGGGTATCTTTGCTGCAATTAAATTTGGATTAATTGGACTTGTAGTCCTTGCAGGATTTGCAGCCTATGATTATGTACTAGAATTACGAGTAAATTTAGAACAAACAAAAGCTAACCTCGCAACATCTGAAGCAAACTCACAGTTGTTAGAAGGTGAAATAGGTAAACAGCAAGAAGCGTTAGACCAATTACAAAAAGACTTTAAAGATATTACAGCAGCAAATAAAAAACTAGAAAACGTTAATCAAACACTTGTAAAAGAATACGCAGCACTTGACACAAAATTTAACAAGATAAATGCAAGTGGCGAAAAGCGAGATATCGGTAATCTTGCAGTACAAAAGACAAAAGCAATAGAAAAGATCATTAATCGTGCAAGTGCAAATGCTTTAAGATGTGTAGAAATAGCTATGGGTAGTCCGCTTACAGAAGAAGAAAAAAATGCAACAAAAAAATCACAGATCAATCCTGAATGTACTAGCATTGCAAATCCTAAATTTGTACAGTATTAAAACATTTGCATTATTATTACCTGTGTTGTTTTTTGTAAACAGTTGTACAAAAGACATTACACCTCCTCCTGTTAAAAAAATAGAAACAGTAACAAAGTATATAGAAAAAACTCCCCTCAACTTAGACAAACCTGCCCCAGTAGAAATGAGCAAAGTAAACTGGATATTAATAACTGAAGATAATTACGCAGAAGTATTTGCACAATTAAAAGGAAAAAATGCAGATGTTGTATTGTTCGGTTTAACAGATGACGGTTACGAAACTCTCAGCAAAAACTTTGCACAAATCCGTGCATACATAATCAAACAAAACGAAATAATAGCGCAATATAAAAAATATTATGAGGAAAAGGAAAAGACTGGCAAATGAACGGCCAGTCTCACGTCTGTGCGTAATTGGATTATTTCTTACTGTAAATAGACCAAAGAATCCACAGTGCAATTAATCCTACCAAACCTTGATTGCCAAGAGCTGATACGAAACCAATTACATTTTCTAAGATATTAAATGGTAAGAATACTGTACTTGCACCAAAAATGATCTGTACAACAATTCCTAACATTAATACACTTAAAGCCACTTCCGTGACACCACGTACCCATCCAGATACTTTGTTAATAATTTCCATATTTTCTCCTTAAAAAAACAAACATCCATGTTTGTTGAAGTGGGCTTCTCCCACTTTAATATTTATTATGTTACATAAGATATCAGAGTTATGTAACACTTGTATCGCTAAATACTATGTACGCCCGAGGGCGAGTAATGGGGGCAACGTATGGATTTAGCATCAAGAGTAGAGGGTATGGGACAAGCAGAAAGTTTCCAAATGCTAGGTATGCATTTGACTGATTTGATTGTACCCTGGATAGCAATACTTATAAGCATAGCAGCGGTATTTTGGTTTAAGGAGTTTGCACAAAATCTAGTGGCTGGAATGTCCTTCAAATATGCTGGTACCTTTCGTGAAGGCGATCAAGTTATCCTTGACGGACACGAAGCTATGGTTATTAAGATTGGTATGAAGGAAACTGTATTTGGCAGATATACTGAAAAAGGTTATACTTGGCAATACGTTCCAAACGAAAAATTAGAATTTCACAAACTAGAAAAAATTGTACATAGAGACCTACATCTCGATACAGACATCGAAAAAGGTCAACAAATAATGGAGCTTATAGCAAAGGCTCAAACAACTTACAAAAAACCATTGGAGGTACCAAAAGATGCCACGGGCCAAAACCCTCTCAGCGACTGAAAAAACTGATATAGTTGAAAACACAACTGAAACTGGATTTGACAAATACAAATATGACGAACAAGTTGCTGTTCCTGCTACGGACGGAAGAGCAACTAAAAGAGTAAAATTAGATTTAGAGGTAGATGCAAGTGCCAAGGATTTAGGAATAAATCCTTATGCAAAATGGATACACTTAGCTCATGCTGTAGATAGCTGGAGAATTTTTCCCCGTATCTTTATCTTAACCTATATTATATTATTGCATAAGAGTGTGCTATGGTATATGGACTTAGCAAATCCTACTTTAGAACAATCTGGGCTAATAAGCATAGTAGTAGGCGCAGGTGCTGCTTGGTTTGGTTTATACACAGGAAGCAAAAGATAATGTATGAATATTACACAAAAATCCGTTATGTAGTTGACGGTGATACGGTTGATGTTGATATAGATCTAGGTTTTGGTGTTTGGTTACGGGATCAGCGTATAAGAATGCACGGAATCGATACGCCAGAAAGCCGTACACGTGATGCAACTGAAAAGTTGTTTGGATTTGCAGCAAAGGATTTTGTAAAAAATAAATTACCTATAGGGTCTAAACAAATATTAAAAACAAAAGTGGACAAGGACGGAGATGACATGCGAGGTAAATTTGGCAGGATTCTTGGCGACTTTGTTATTGAGGATGATAAGATGCTTGTAGAAACAATGATAAAAGAAGGGTACGGAGTAGCATACAATGGGCAAAGCAAAACAGTAATACAGGAAGCACATCTACGTAACCGCGAGCTTCTAATTAGCAAAGGCATAGTAAAAATATAACTAAGTAGTATTATGGACTACTACGATATACTCGGGGTTAAGCGGTCAGCCTCGGCAGACGAACTTAAAACCGCTTATAAAAGACAAGCAATGAAAAACCATCCTGACAAGGGTGGCAATCCTGAAAAGTTTAAACAAATAAACGAAGCATATCAAGCTCTATCTGATCCACAGCAAAAGCAGATGTATGATAAATTTGGAACTACTGATCCTCAACAAGCACAAATGAACTCAGGCGGTTTCCATTTTACATCAGGCTCTGGAGCAGATTTTGATGATATATTACGGCATTTTGGTTTTGGTGCTCATTTTGGACAAGGTTTTGCTAACCAAAGAATGCCAAAAAATAAAGACATAAAAATTGGATACGAAATTGAATTTGTAGATGTATTTACCGGCAAGTCAGATACAATATCTTATAAACTACCAAATGGCAAGATTGAATTTTTGGAAATTAAAATACCTCCAGGAATCAGGCATGGAGATAATATAAAATTCCAAGGTTATGGCGATCACAGTATCCAAAGCTTACCACGTGGTGATCTAATTATGCAGGTCCGTATCCGTCCAAATCCTAAGTTTAGGCGTGAGCACAATGACGTATACACACAATCAACTGTAGATGTCTTTGATTTGATAGTCGGTACAAAGCACGATTTAAAAACCCCAGATAACAAAAACATTTCGTTAACAATACCTCCTGGAACAACACCTAATACTGTATTCAGCGTTGCAGGTCATGGGATACCTGATATAAGCACAAATAAACGTGGCAATTTTTTTGTTGAGGTCAAATGCAAAATTCCTAAATACGATAAGCATACAATAGAAAAAATTAAGCAGTTTAGAGCAAAAAATATTTGACAAAATGAATATTTTCAAGTAATATAATTATTATCTCTTTTTAAAAGGCAAAAAATATGGTAGAACCTAGCGAAGAATTAAAGCTTGTTTTTGAAAAAACAATCAAGGATGCTAAGAATCTAAATCATGAATATGTTACATTAGAGCATTTATTATTTGCTGCTATGTGTAGTGAAAATCTTTATAATATCCTAAAAGGATTTGGTGCGGACGTTGATTTTATCAAAGCAAATTTAGAGCATTATTTACAAAATAATTGTGAAGATATCAAAACTGAAGATCAAAATCATAAACCAAGAAAAACGCAATCTGTAGAACGTGTCCTCAACCGTGCTTTTACCCAGTGTTTATTTGCCGGCCGTCCTAGTATTGATCTTACAGATATTATACAAAGCATCCTTGCTGAAAAAAAATCTATGGCTGCTTTTTATTTAGAAAAGGGCGGCGTTATAAAAGAAAATTTAACAGAATATTTACACAATGAATTAGAACCTGAGTTAGAAGAGGAAGAGTCTAACAGTCAAGCGCAACGTGCATTGAAAGCATTTACTGTAAATCTAAATAAAGAAGCAGAAAAAAATAAAATCGATCCAGTAATTGGTAGAGAAGATATTATAGAATCTGTTGCATTATCATTAGGACGTAGACAAAAAAACAATATTATTCTAGTAGGAGATCCTGGAGTAGGAAAAACTGCAATTATAGAAGGATTGGCCTATAAAATTGTTCATAAGGAGGTTCCTGAATTTTTGAATGAATATTCAGTATATAATTTAGATATTAGTGGTTTGCTTGCAGGTACAAAATATCGAGGTGATTTTGAAGAAAGATTAAAATTAATCTTGCAGGGGTTAAAAAACAAAGGAAAAACAATCCTCTTTATTGACGAAGCGCATATGATAAACGGAGCCGGTGCAGGCGGAGGCAAAGACTCTAACGATTTAGCCAATATGCTTAAACCTGCATTAAGCAAAGGTAACATTAAAGTTGTTGCAAGTACAACATGGGAAGAATATAGGAAGTATTTTGAAAAAGATCGTGCATTAATGCGGAGATTCCAGCGTGTTACAGTTGACGAACCTTCACCCGAGCTTACTGTTGACATTTTGAACGGTATTAAAAAATACTATGAAGAGTTTCATAAAACTGAAATCACTGACAGTGCAATAGCAGCAGCAATAAAACTAAGTGTGAAATATCAATCTGATAAAAAATTACCCGACAAAGCGATTGATCTAATCGATGTTGCTTGTAGTAGATTTAATTTGCTGCCAGATGATGCTGCTAGAACTATTGATGATAAATCTATCCAGTTTGAGCTGGCAAAAATAATTAATTTGCCTGCAGAACAAGTAGCAGAAAGAGAAACAGAAAATTTAGCAAATCTAGAAAAAAATATTAAAGATAGTGTTTACGGCCAAGATAAAGCAATCAATGACCTAGTAGATAAAATTCTTATTGCACAAGCTGGGCTTAAAGAAGAAACAAAACCAATTGGCAGTTTTGTATTTATGGGGCCAACTGGAACTGGTAAAACAGAAACAGCAAAGCAACTTGCTAATCATTTAGGAGTAAAACTTGTAAGATTTGATATGAGTGAATATCAAGAAAAACACAGTGTAGCTAAATTAATTGGTTCACCTCCTGGTTATGTAGGATACGAAGAAAGTAATGGGTTACTTATCACAAAACTAGAAGAACACCCTAATTGCGTTTTGTTATTGGATGAAATTGAAAAAGCGCATCCAGATGTTTCGCAGATTTTATTACAGATTATGGACAATGGACGTATTACAGGGTCGCATGGTAAAGAAGCGGATGCAAGAAATTGCATTCTAATCCTTACAACTAATCTAGGCGCAGAGGAAGCAGAGAAAAACACTATAGGTTTTGGTAATGAATTTGATCAAGACTATTCCGATACAGAACTTAAAAACTTTTTTGCTCCGGAATTTAGAAATAGGCTCGACGGTGTTGTTACATTTGGTAAACTGAGCAAAGAAACAATGATGAAAATTGTAGGAAAATTTTTATATGCGCTTAGACAACAAGTACAGCATAAAAATATTACAATTTCAATCGACGACGAAGCACTTGACATGCTAGTAGAAAAAGGCTATGACAGCAAAATGGGTGCAAGGCCGTTACAACGAATTATTGATCGAGAAATTAAAAAGCCGCTTAGTAAAGCAATGTTATTCGGCAGCTTAAAGAATGGTGGGAAATGCAAGATTGTTATTAATAATAATGAATTTGACATCTCAATCGAGGAGGAGCATGTTGCGGCACATTGAAACAACTAAGTTATATTATAATGAATATCTTTATGCTTTAAAATGTCAAAATCCTCTACTTACTATTTTTCGCGGATGCCAATCAAGTGCTAGCTGGGCTAGAAGAATACTTGATGGTCTACGACCTTATTTTGAAGATAAGCAAAAATTATCTTCAGATATTCCACATCACATAAGAGAGGAAATAAGTCAAGGCAAGATTCAATATCGTCATTTTAGAGATGCACAAACAATTTATAAATGCCTAAGTGAAAAATTTTGTAGTCGAGAATTTAAAGTTAGGATAGATTGGCCGTCAACTGCTAAGTTTTATGCAAACGACAAAGCATGGTTATTAGAGATGGCTACTAGAGTTGATTGTGCTTTTGAATTTCATCAACCGGATCCCAAATATGTTGATACATTATTACAAAACGGGCATATCATCCTTGTTGATAAACCTCCAGCATATAAATGGAAAGTAAAATTTAATAGCAACAAGGGCAATCCTAACTTTGCTAAATGGTGTAAAAACAATAGAGACAAAATTAAAATTTCTGACAGCACCATAGAATATATGGAAAAAAGCTACGGGCTAGAAGGATGCTTTATGTATGTACGAGATAAATCTGTATTAACTTTAGTAACATTAATAACTGGAAACAATCTGGGACGAACTGATGAGCTTGTATATTGCAAAGATTTAGATAAATAATTATATGGCAAATAACAGTGAAATATTTAATTTTTTACAGAATTCAGATACAGTAACACAAATTACGCATATTGGTGACAGTTCTAATATGTCATTACAATCTGATAAATTAAAAGGTGACGGCTATTACAGTCGATCAGACGGTATCCATACAGTTCAGTATAATCTAAATGGTTTCCTTGGAAGCATTGTTGTCCAAGGCACACTTGCGACAACTCCTTTAGAAGAAGACTGGTCCACTATTGCAAGCACAATTCATCAATCAGTCATCGAAGATGAAACTACACGGAATGGTGCATTCGTAAAAAATTTTACAGGTAATTATGTATGGGTAAGGATAGCAATTACAAATTGGTCTGATGGCTCTGTAACATCAATTATGCTAAATCATTAGGAAACAATTATGAAACTAGCAGAAGTGTTGAATGAAGAAATATATTCTGGAAACGAATTTGATGAAGTTTACGGAACACTCTGGTATAATAACGATAACATTTTAGACGAAGCTGAATATCAAGGAAGGAAAGTACAGTTAGGTAAACCAATGCAGGGTGATGTAAAAAAATTTAAAGTGTATGTAAAAGATCCAAGCACAGGAAATGTTAAAAAAGTAAATTTTGGTGATCCTAACATGAAAATTAAAAAATCAAACCCTAAAAGAAGAAAAAGTTTTAGAGCAAGACACAACTGTGACAATCCTGGACCTCGTACAAAAGCACGGTATTGGTCTTGCAGAAAATGGTGATATATGCGATTAGATGAATTAGGCTTAAAATTTGACAAAGGTATTGATTTTGACCTTGTTGAGGATGCTATAGTTTTTATGAAAAACGATCCTATGTTTTACAGGAAAGATTATTTTCCAACAGTAGCTAAAATGGCAGACTATTATAGAGAAAATAGCTCTTATGATCCTACTCCTCTATTACAACCTATGATAACTAGAGGGATAAATTCTTACTGTAAAAAATACAAACTTGCAAACATGCCGGATGACATCTTCCATGAAGATCATCGCCAACGTTTACTTAATAAAGTTAGAGAAGACGAAATAAAGCAGATAGAAAAAGGCGATTATAAGTGAGACTCAGACAACTATTTGAAGCAAACGGTAAGACTGCTGCATTTGCATTCGGCAGATTAAATCCTGCAACAAATGGTCATGAGCTTTTAGTACAAGAAGTAGTCAAACAACCTGGAGATGCTTTCCTGTTTTTAAGTGATAGACCTGCCAAATTACCCTCCGACCCATTATCAGGTGAAGAAAAATTAGATTGGGCGCAAAAAAGTTTCAATAATATTGCTGTGGGTTTAGCAAAAAATGCTTTGATTGCTGCAGACAGATTATACAAAATGGGGTATAGAAATTTAATATATCTTGAAGGTGAGGCGAAAATGGGTACTGTTATTAAAAAATATAACGGTGTAGAAGCTTCTATGCATAATTATAATTTTGATAATATCGACCTTGTTAGATTAGAAAGAGATCCAGACGATCCAGGAGCCCGAGGCATGAGTGCTACAAAATTACGACAATCTGTAATTAACAACGATTTTGATGCATTCCAAGCTGGCATAACACAAGCTGCACAACCTTATGCAGAAAACATGTTTAAGAAGCTACAAGGACTGTTAGGCGTAAACGAAAAAAATGAATATAGACGAGCTTAAAAAACTAGCAGGTATTGCAGAATTCCAAGGATATACAGCGTACAAGATAGATGAAAATCCAAGTAAAACTGCAACTGCACTAAAGAAAAAAGAAAAAGAAATGGGTTTGCAACCAGGAGATCAAGATTGGTTTAAACTTTGGTTTAGTCAACCTTACATGACTGGCCCTGTACAATTTAGAGGACGGAAAAAATGAAATTGGAAGACATTGACGAAAGTTTATTAGAATTTGGATTTAAAGATGTTATTAAAGCAATAAATCTTGGAAAAAATATAAAAAAAATGGATCCAGATCAAGTTGGTAGAGATGCTGTAGATTGGATGTTTAACAAAAAAATACCTAATGAATTAGATAAATACGGCCAACGCAGACAACAACAAAGAAGATCTCAACACAAATCTAAACCAAAACGTAGGCCATTTGGTAAAATGGACGGCAGCTTTTTAGAATCAGCGACAGCAGGTGCTACTGCATCAGGTAATATAGCTACTGTTTCAAGTGTTCCTGCAGCATATAGGAAAATTAAAAAAGGTAAGAACGGATTGCCAAAAGCACCACAAGCGTTAAAAAAAGACGGTACAGCTAAGAATGCTATTGACACTGATATAAACCTTATGGGCGGTAAAGTTATAAAAAGATAAATATAGAAAATATATTTGGAGAACTCATGAGAAAAGAAGAATTTAAAGAAGGTTTAGGCGACCTTGCCCATGCAGCAGAGCTAGACCATGAAGTACAAATGGCTAGATCAGATCTGTATAAAATTGCAAAATATGCAATAAAGCTACACGACATGCTTAAAGGTGTTAGCGAACAAGACGGTTTAGAAGGCTGGGTACAGGCAAAGATTACAAAAGCTGCAGAAGGCTTAGGCAATGTTTATCATAATCTAGATTACAAGATAAATTTTGAAAAGAAAAATGAGCCTAGCGAAGAACTACCTTTTGAAAGTGCTTACAAAAGTTCACTGTCGCGTAATTTGACAAAAAATATACAAGAAAAGTCAAAAACTAAAACTGACAATGAAGTTGATGAAGCCCACGGTAATAGTAAAATTTATGATAAATGCTGGGATGGATACAAAAAAGTTCCTGGTAAAAAAAGAGGCGAGAAAGGCTCTTGTGTTAAAAAATAAGGAAAAAATATGAGCGTAGCAGATGATATTAGACAACTACAAGAAACATTAGACTTGATAGAAGCTGGAATCATTAATGAATATGATGATCCAATTATGCGGATGGCTAAGAAAAAAGGCGCAGCCGCTGGTAAAAAAGTAGCACAAAATATTTCTATGGGCGGTCCTGGTAAGTGGGCTAAACCTTTTAAGACTACAAAAGGACCGAACGATTACGAATGGACTGGCATTGATCCTAAGACAGGAATGGGCACATACACCGTTGACAGTTATGTAAAAGGCGAAGGTGGTAAACAGACTGTGGTTAAGGTTACTACAACAGTAGATAAGTTTGGTAGGGTAAGAAATACTACAGCAAACACTGGAGGACACATAGATGGAGATGGTCCTGCAGGAACACATGATGGTAATGTAGGAGATCATACTGTAAGCGGTACTGATGACACAAGGTACGATGCAATGGGCAGGAAAACCAGTCAAGCAAGCTCAAGTGCAGATGTAAAGCAGACTGCTCCAGGTGTTCATAAAGTAAAATCTCGCACAACAGATTATACCTCAGATCGTGTAAGAAAAGGTGTATAGTGAGTGCTTTATTAGCAAATTTACCTAACACTAAAGTCTATGTCCGCAAAGAATATCTAATGGATTTTAAAGGCGGACATGGCGAATTTGTAGAAGGTCACTGGGTTACTGTAAAAAGTATACCTGGTAGGGCTTTTTACTTCGAAACTTATCTCCCCGAATATGCTGCACTTTTCGATAAACTACCAATAAGTGCATTTGTAAATGAACCTAAAAAACCAGATCCAGATTTACCATTACAAGACTTACAATTTTGGAATGCAATGGATTATGGCGTAACTGCTATATACAAACAATTTATAGGCAGTATGGATTTTGAAATATTTACACGTAGTCATAAGGTAATAAAAGGCACATATGTATTAACACTAGATAATTATCACGAAAGTGCCGATGAAATAGACTATTGCACAAGTGAAGTACCGGAAGAACACAAAAGTTTTAACATAATAGAATTAGAAAATGGTCAATATGCAGCCTACCCGAACAATAGGATGCGTGTATACGACAATAGTCTAACTCCAAATAATCCAAAAAATCCTGATTTCAAAGTAAGCACGGAATATTATCAAGTTGAAAATGGTTACACATACAGACTTGGTGATACAGATGAATATTTTTGGAAATCAGAATAAGATTGACAATTTACTATTTACAAACTATAATATAATTTTAAAGGAGAATTATGAGCGACAGAGTCTATGGTATTGACGAAAAAGCCAAACTAGAAAGATTAGTTAATGAGGGATGCACAGTATTACAAGAAATCCAAGACTTAAATGAAGGATTAAAAGACACTGTAAAAGCGGTGGCAGAAGAATTAAATGTTAAACCTAGTTTAATTAATAAAGCAATAAAAATTGCACATAAGGCAGATTGGCATCGTGTTGCAGATGAGTTTGAAGATTTAGAAACTTTAATAGCCACAGTCGGCAAGGATCATTAATGTGGCAAAAAATTAAAGATTTTTGGATTAGGAGTTATACTAGCGATCGTGTTGCATTTTATTTTGAAACAATTGCAAGTATTTGTGTGTTTACAAGTATGACATGGATATCTGTTACAGCACAGCATCCGCCTATGCATCTAATATATCCTGTTAGTTTTACAGGAGCAGTATTTAGTATAATTGCATTTGTTAGACGAGGTGTCGGATGGCCTCTTGTAATGACTATATACTTTGCATGCTTGCATGTTTTCGGTTTTGGTCGTGCAATGGGTTGGTACTAATGTCCGTAGAACAAATATTTCCTATAGAAATATACAAAACTATATATAGAAAAAATTTAAATTTACAAGAACCAATTGAAAACATTTCTGATAACGTTACAAGAAACATTGGCAATTATCTATCTACAAACAAAAATGTATTATTTTTAGAAGAATTTGTAGATATCAAACTTTTTATTGAGGAACATCTTAAAATTTACTATAAACATCTGTACAATATAGATAATAATATTAACCCTTATATAACTAACAGCTGGATAACTTTTAACGGTAAAAATGATTTTCATCATGTCCACAGTCACAGCAATAGTATTATAAGTGGTGTTTTTTATATAAATGTATCAGAAGAAAGTGACTGCATTAGATTTGTTCATCCTATCAAAAGTCAATTAATGATAGGATGTAATGAACACGGTGGGGAATATATCCAGACTGTATGTAATAATTTTTTAATAATGTTTCCTTCTTATCTAGAACATTATGTTCCTCCTATTAACTATGAAAAATATACAAGAATAAGTTTATCCTTTAATTCATTTATTAACGGAACGATAGGCTCTAATGACGGAGCAAATCAGTTAATATTAAATAAATAAACTTTTATGAATCGCTCACTTACGAGCAAGAAGATGGTTAGTTAGCCAAAAAGTAACAGAAAGGTAAAAAAATGAGTTATGTTGATGCTATTTTTGATAGAAATGAAGATTTAATTCGTATTGTAGAAAGGAAAGAAGGTAAGAAAAAATTTACCGAATATCCGGTAAAATATACTTTTTATTACAAAGATCCTAAAGGCAAATATTTAAGTATATACGGTGATCCGTTAAGCAAAATAACTTGCCGTAATACTAAAGATTTCCGTAAAGAAATAGCAATAAATAGAGACAAAACTCTCTTCGAAAGCGATATAAATCCTATCTTCCAATGTTTAAGTGAAAATTATCTAAATCAAGATGCACCAAAATTAAATATTGCATTTTTTGATATAGAAACAGACTTTGATCCTGATAGAGGATTTGCTGATCCAGCAGATCCATTTATGCCAATTACTGCAATAACTGTAAATTTGCAATGGTTGGATGCATTAATTACACTAGCACTTCCGCCTAAAACACTCTCACTAGAACAAGCAAAACATGAAGTCGCAGAATGGGGCGAAGAAGTCCTATTGTTTACCGACGAAGGAAAGATGCTTGAAACATTCCTTGATCTTATAGAAGATGCCGACGTATTAAGCGGTTGGAACTCCGAAGGTTACGATATTCCGTATACAGTTAATCGTGTAAGTAGAATCTTAAGCAAAGATGATACAAGACGTTTTTGCTTGTGGAAACAATTACCAAAGAAACGAGAATATGAAAAGTTTGGTAAAAAAGCTGAAACATTCGACCTAGTTGGCCGTGTTCATTTGGACAGTTTAGAACTATACAGAAAATACACATACGAAGAACGCCATAGTTATAGACTTGATGCGATAGGGGAAATGGAGGTAGGTGAGCGTAAAACTGTATATGAAGGCACCCTTGACCAATTATACAATAACGATTTTAAAACATTTATAGAATATAACAGACAAGACGTAGCACTACTAGACAAATTAGACAAAAAGCTTAAATTTATTGATCTAAGTAACGAACTTGCCCATGCAAACACTGTATTACTCCAAACAACAATGGGTGCAGTTGCAGTAACAGAACAAGCTATAATAAATGAAGCACATGAAAGAGGTATGAGAGTACCTAATCGTCCAAAAAGAGATGATGAAAATACTGCTGCTGCTGGTGCGTATGTTGCATTTCCAAAAAAAGGTGTACACAAATGGATAGGAAGTATGGATTTAAACAGTCTATATCCAAGTGTAATTCGAGCGTTAAATATGGCTCCAGAAACAATTATAGGACAATTAAGACCAGAAAAAACAGATGCAACAATCCAAGAAGCCATAACATTACAAAAAAAGTCATTTGCAAGTGCATGGGAAGGTAAATTTGGCACTGAAGAGTATGAAGCTGTCATTGCTCAAAAGAAAGACGTTGTAATAACAGTTGATTTTGAAAATGAAGAATCTAAAATAATGAGCGGTGCTGAAATATATAAATTAATATTCGACAGCGGAATGCCTTGGATGTTAAGTGCAAATGGCACTATATTTACTACAGAATTTGAGGGTGTGATACCAGGAATATTAAAACGTTGGTATGCTGAACGTAAAGAACTACAAGCAATGAAAAAGAAAGCTATTGAAGCAGGAAATCAATTAGAAATTGCTTTTTGGGATAAGAGACAGTTAGTAAAAAAGATTAATTTAAATTCATTGTATGGTGCAATACTAAATCCAGGATGTAGATTTTTCGACAAGCGTATAGGCCAGTCAACTACATTAACTGGTAGACAAATTGTTAAACATATGAGTGCAGAAGTAAATAAGGTAATAACTGGTGATTACAATCACGTAGGAAAAGCTGTCATATACGGCGACACTGATTCAGTTTATTTCAGTGCGTATCCGGTGCTTAAAAAAGAGATAGATAATGGATCTATTCCATGGTCTAAAGAGTCTGTTATAACACTATATGATCAAATCGCAGAGGAAGCAAATAAAACTTTTAAAGATTTTATGGCTAATGCTTTCCATTGTCCAGTAAGTAGATCAACTGTAATTGCAGCAGGGCGTGAAATTGTAGCAGAATCTGGTTTATATATAACTAAAAAACGTTATGCAGCTTTAGTATATGACTTAGAAGGCGAACGGAAAGATGTAGACGGAAAACCTGGTAAAGTAAAAGCCATGGGTTTAGATTTGCGTAGATCAGATACTCCGACATATATGCAAGATTTCTTAATGGAAATTTTAATGATGGTCCTGCAAGAAGTTGCAGAAGACAAGATCATTGATCGTATTACAGAATTTAGAGCAGATTTTAAAGAAAGACCAGGATGGGAAAAAGGATCTCCTAAACGTGCAAATAAAATAGGATATTATCAGAGACTAGAAGAATCTAAAGGAAAAGCTAATTTGCCAGGACATGTTAGAGCAAGCTTAAATTGGAATACCCTTAAAAAAATACACAATGACAAATATAGCATGGACATTGTTGATGGCATGAAAGTAATTGTATGTAAATTAAGAGCTAATCCAATTGGCTACACAAGTGTTGCATATCCTGTAGACGAACTAAGACTACCTGACTGGTTTAAAGAACTTCCTTTTGACAGTGACGGAATGGAAGAAGCAATTATCGATAAAAAATTAGACAATTTAATAGGTGTGCTAGATTATAATTTAGACGAAACAAAACAAAATAATAATTTCAATAATCTGTTTGAATGGGAGTAAATAATGACTGATGAAGAAAATCCAGAAAAATTAAAAGAAATATCTTCCAAATGGGAAGAATCATTTAATGGACATGCAGTAGAACTTAAAAAGAAAAGACTACTAGATAGTATTAACTCTCCAGAATTTATAGAAGCGCAAAAAGCCTATAAAGAAGCCACAGAACAGTACGAAGCTGACAATGACAAATGGTGGGATATTCTTAGTGAAGAAGAAAGAGAAAAAGCTTTTTATGCAGTTTGTAAACGAATTCATAAAGGAGACATTGAAAAAAACGGAAGCTATAGATATGTACTATATCAAATTTTTGGTTTTGATATGAGTATGTACGGTGTAGGTATGGATTGTGGATACATGGATATACATAATTTACTGTTTGGCGGAACAGAATTAAAGAAAATGACCGATGCAAAAATAATTAGCATTAAACAAGATGGTATCGAACATACTGCTACTTTAGAAGACAATCAAAATATCTCTATTAAATTAAAAGACGACGATAACAAAATAGAAATAATTGTAAATAATCTTCCTAAACCTTTTGATGATGCAGCATAAATACTCTATGATTTTTTAGTTAAATACTAATAATAAGAAACGGAGTTGTAATGCGAGAAATTCTACAAGAAATTTTAGATTATACTTATAATAATACACTTTTTCATTTTCTAAAATTATACCACATAAAAAGCGAAGTAATAGAAATAATTCCAGATTTGACAGGTATTATTACTAGGGTTGAACCTGAAACTAATCAATTAGTCACAACTTTAAGCAATGTACCGTGGTTAGAAGAAAAAATGAAAGTAAGATTTGCAGGTATAGCTACAGAAATAGGACCTAGCAAATATTATTATGTAAAAAATATTGTAGGAGGAACAAATTGTATTAAATTTTCAATAGGAGAGACTGAACTACCTGGAGAGGTTTTGTCTTTGACTACAAGTACAGGATCTTTTAATATACTCTATGACAGGAGCTATTTAATTGTAAAAGATACATCCTGGCTAGACATTGGGATGCGTATAATTTTTGAAGAATACCCTACACCAGGATCAAAACTTGCAAGCATTGCAGAAATTTCAGAATTAACAAAATATTTTATTTACGACATCTACGATGATAACAAGATAAGAATTAGCACTTCTCAACACCTAGAAAATTCTGTGCCTGACTCTCATTACAATTTTCAACATTTTGCTCAGTCACACATCACTAGTTTTGAAATAATACAAGATCAAACATTTATTGAAGGTGTAACGAGAGATGCCATTGTATATTTAGAAGCTAGGACAGACGAAAAAATACGTGATTTTAATAAAGAATTTGGAATGGTTGATTTATATAAACTATTCAACATACTAGAAAATCTACAAGAATATCCAACTAATAGCTCCATTGTAGTTAATAATCAAGATCAACAAAATGAATTTGTTTCAACTAAAATAAATTTTTCTAATGCCGATGCTACATTCCTAGATGAATATCAATTAATCGATAGATCAAATGTATTAGAACAACACCCTATGCTGGATTTTAAAAACAGTTTGTGGAATTTTGGTTTAAATATTACAGAAACACAAATCTCAAGATTTGACTTCATGGCTTTAACTTATACCGATTACTTAACATTTGATTTATATACAAAAGGAACTAGTTTTAATTTAGTCACAGGAGTTGATACTGATAGTAGATTGATCTCTCCTACCTTTGTTGTAGGTCCAGGAACAGGTATACTTTTTACTAATCCAAGCGACTCAACTGCTGCATTAGATCAAATAGGTTTACTAGAAAATACGGTCTATTATGTAAAAACTACATACAGCGATGGTAAGTTCACAATATCTGATAGTCAAGGGGGAGATACCCTTTTATTACCATTTGCCAATTTTGATTTTTTTGTAAATATCGTAACAGCAAGTGACAAGAAGGTAGAAAACAATTTAGAATTTTATTTTGGTGAAGACAATCCTAATTTCGGCGAAATCGTATTTGAGGAGAACATTACAGGAACTTACATTCCACGCATTATAGAAAATTTTAAAACAATTGTAACTAATTATGCAGAATACAATGATACCATATATAGGCAAATGCCTAGTAGGAATTATTTTATTGGTCCTTTTGAAGAAGAAGAAAACACTGTAATTACTATAGCAGATACAAGTATTTTAAAAGAAAACAATCCAATTAGGTTTACAGGTCCTCCGGACTCAGCAGATGCAGTTTTGCAAGCTGGATTAGATCCTTTAGCAACATATTATGTTAAAGAGATTTTAGACTGCGAACGATTCACGTTTGCTGATTCAATAAACGGGCCAGCTCACATCATCCCTTATTCTAATTTTGAATTATTTTTAACTATAGATTGCAATATATATCAACTTTTTGATTTTACTGGTGCATACCCAGTTCAAACTAATGGCAAAGAGCTTTGGAAATATTTAGAACCAAACTTACCTATTAAATTTAGGAATCCGCCAGATTCTGCAGAGGCACTACAACAAGCAGAGCTAGATCCAGAACAAACATATTATGTCAAAGAAATAACAAAATTTTATGACGGAGAAGAGACTTTCTTAGTAACGGGCGTAGATAGTGACGGAATACTTTCATTAGATGTGTCGGAAGAAGAAGGATTTATTGATGTGTTGTATCCAGGTGTTGAAGTGTATTTTGCTAATTTACCAGACTCAACTGGCGCACTGGAAGAAGCTGAATTAGAAGACCCTTTGAATCCCGATCCTTACAGGAAATTTTACATACTAGAAGTTTATCCTGGAGGATTTTTCACATTAAGCAACGAACTGTACGGCGAACAATTACTATTACCTTATTCAAATTTTGAATTTGAAATGAAAATAGATTTTGTTAGAGTAGAATTTACGATTTCAGAAACTATAGGGGGTCCAGTAAAACCAGTTCCATATAGTAATTTCCAATTTGAAATATATCACAAGGCAAACGAATTACATGTAGACGATACTACATGGTTTAGACAAGATATGCCAATTAAGTTTGAAGCGTATCAAAATAACAGTCCATTAGAAGACACTGGTATCTTAGAGGATCAAACTTATTATATCAAAGACATATTAAACAACAATAGGATTAAAATTTCAGACACTGTTAACGGTCCAATAAAAATATTAGACAATACAGATGGACAATTTTTTATTAAACATGACACTGGTAATGGTTTTGTTTTCACAAGTTATATAGGCACAGAGACCACAACAATTAGTAATCCTCCTACTTTATACACAAGACAAAATCTATATCATAGTGATTTAAATCCTATTCCAAACACAAAACCTTATGATCATATATTTAACAATGTAAGTTTGCCATTGCCTCAGGATAACAGTATATGGGGCCCGTACTATTATGAAGACAACGATTATTTGTATGGACGTAGTGCGCTTTCTCCTATTTTTACACCAAACTATGTAATAACTATTACTAATGTACTAGAAGAATATGTAATGACAGGCGAGGATAGGAATGGTACATTTAACCTTTCTACTATGCCTAATTTATCTTTTAACATTGGCGATAAAGTTCAATTCATAATAGACCCAAGCACTGCTGCGGAACATCCTTTTTGGATTAAAACAAAATTAGAACGAAAAACAAGATATCACGCACCTGGCTCGTACGGCAATGGCACAACTGTTGTAAACTGGACTGTAACTGAAAACAACACCTATTACTACTTATGTCCTTGGCATACACACATGAGCGGTAACATAAGTGTACCTCCAGCCCTTCCTCCTACCTCACCCGAATATATCGATCAAAATGTAAGTAAAGCATTTGATATACGCAGACCTGTAAATGAAATTAATTTAGATAAAAAATATGTATATACATTTGAAGTCAGGCAAGATTATATAAAAGAAATAATTGCCAATCCAGCATTGACAGGTTTAGGAAATGAAGCTAAAATATTTGTTAATGATAGAAATTCTTATTTAACAACCGTAAGCTACCTTGATAAAAGATGGACATACCATATGCAACAGATAATGGCTATATTTTTGCTCAACGGCGATAAGGTTATGCGAATATCAGACGAAGGCCGTTTAATGATAACTGTAAAGAGCCCAAATGGTATATACAATTATATACTACAAGGCACAACTAACACATAACTCCAAAAGGATAAATGAAAGACATTTTACAAGACATTGTTTCCCACACACATGCACTAGGTTTTTTATCAACTTTAAAAGTTGTAACAGATGAACATAATACTACCATTCAAAGCATTACTGATGATCGAAGTGTAATTCTTAATGCAACCACACATGAAAGAATTGACGATTTTACAGGAACATTTGGCATGGCTTACTTAGAAAAACTAAATTTACTGTTAAAAAATCCTGAATATCAAGAAGACGCAAAAATTGAAATTGTAAAAAAACAAAAAGACGATCAAGAATATCCTGCATATATTCATTTCGAAAATGTAATTGGTGATTTTCAAAATGACTATAGATTTATTAACAAAGAAATAATCGATTCTAATCTAAAAACATTCAAATTCAAAGGTGCGAACTGGCAACTTGACTTCCAACCACCTGTTGCTAGTATTACTAGAATGAAGTTAATGAGTGCTATTCATTCAGAGGAACCTCATTTCCAAGTGAGAAGCGACGAAGAAAATTTAGTTTTTTCATTTGGTAATGACTCTACGCAATCGGGAGAATTTGTCTTTAAGCATAAAGCTGGAGGTAAATTAAATACCAAAAAGAAATATCCTGTATTAGAAGTTCAAAGTATTTTAAGTTTATCTGGCGATTCTAATATTAGTATTTCAGATGATGGTGTTATGAAAATAGCGATTGACAGTGGACTAGCAACTTATGAATACATTCTCCCTTGTCATACTAAATAATGAACATAAATTTAACCAACACACAACAAGATTATGCTCTGTTCTTGCCTGCATTGAGTGGATTTTATGCTACTTTTATAGGCAAGCAAAGAGCTGAAGAATATGTTGACAAATCTAGAATTCCTCCAAATTTAATCAATGGTGTTGAAAGCTTAAACTATCTTAATAAGCACGAAGGTAACTTCTATTATAAATGGACGTTGTATTCTGCAGGACATGCCGATTTAGATATTTCTAAAAATTCACCTAAAGAAGATATGATAAGAAACCGTGATAGGAATAACACATGGTTACTAGGTGATAGTGGTGGATTTCAAATTGGTAAAGGTGTATGGGAAGGTGATTGGAAAGACCCTTCATGCCCAAAAGCAAGCAAAAAACGGAACGATGTTCTACGTTGGATGGATGCTTATATGGACTATGGTATGATTTTAGATATACCTGCTTGGGTTGCTAGGAGTGAAGAAGGTAAAAAAGCAACAGGTGTAACAACATATCAAGAAGCAGTGAATGCAACACGGGTCAATAATGATTATTGGATGAAAAATAGATCAGGAGCATGTAAATTTTTAAACGTACTCCAAGGTGAAAATCATACAGATGCAGACGATTGGTATCAACAAATGAAAGATTATTGTGATCCAAAAAAATATCCTGCAAATCACTTTAATGGTTGGAGCATGGGGGGTCAAAATATGTGCGACGTCCATTTAGCATTAAAGAGACTAATTAGCCTAAGATATGACGGATTGCTTGAAAAAGGTGTGCATGATGTTATGCACTTCTTAGGTACTAGCAAATTAGAATGGGCTGTTTTATTAACTGATATCCAAAGAGCTGTACGAAAATATCATAATGAAAATTTTATGATTACATTTGATTGTGCAAGTCCTTTCCTTGCTACTGCTAACGGTCAAATATATTGTGAACTAGAAACAGATCATAAACAAAAATGGGTGTACCGAATGGTACCAAGTATTGACGATAAGTCTTTTTCTTCCGATTCAACTCCGTTCAGCCAAGCATTTATTCGAGAAGGAAAGCATAAAAGTTTTCTTAATTCTCCAATCACAACAGGACTTACTGCCAAAGATATATGCATTTACGGCCCAGGTGATCTAAATAAAATAGGCAAAGAAGGAAAAACTTCATGGGACAGTTTTAGCTATGCTATTATGATGGGCCACAATGTATGGATGCATATCAACGCTGTTCAAGAGGCAAATAAAAAATACGATAGCGGATGTTATCCTTCAATGCTTATTAATGAAAAATATTTAGGAATTGTTCAAGAATTTAAATCTGTAGTCAACGAAATATTTGCAACAGATAATAGAGATATCGCTAATAAAATAAATGATGATTATCAACGTTACCTTGATAGCATAATTGGTACTAGAGGATTAACTGGTAAAAAAATGACCAACGCTACAACAAAATTTAACGAACTCTTTGAAGAGGTATAATGGACAGGAATTACAGCAATGAAAAATTAGATAGAGATGATGTAAAATTATTTTACGGTAGAGAAGTAGAAAAGACACCTGCATACGCAATGAATACTTTATTTGTAGTAGGTGTTCAACCTATTTTAGATATAACAAATGCAATTGGAAAATTAAAAGCTGAACATATTTTCTTTGGTGCAAACCATTCTTTTGATCCTAAAACATCTGAAGAATGGAATGAATGGGAACAAATGATACAACATTTTTTAAAAGAAGGACATTTATGCAGCTTAGACATTCCATTTAGTGCAGTTGAAGAATTTAATGAAGGAGGGCTATGTGAATTTAATAATTTCATTCCTCAAATTAGAGTGCCTGTACCATATGTAAAACTTTGGAATTATAATACAATGATTAAGATTGATGATAAATCTTATAACAGTACAAATCCAGGTGTATGGTGTCATCGTCTTCATGATTTAATGGACAGTGACAAATTTACAAAATGGAAAGATTATACACTTGACACAATCCTTAAATAAATATAAAATAAAACTAAAAGGTAATTATGAATAAACGAAGTATCTGGATAACTTTTAGGAAAGAAGGTATTCATCAATATCCTGCTGCGTTGACAGATCCTAATCTTGCAACAGGCGACGAATACGATGTTAGCTTTTTAGGACACCCGCACAGACATATTTTTCATTTCAAAGTACAAATAGAAGTTTTTCACGATGACAGAGAAATTGAATTCATACAATTTAAACGCTGGTGTGAAAATTTGTATAACACAGGTACATTACAATTAGATTACAAAAGCTGTGAGATGATTTCAGATGATTTATATTGGCATATACATGCAAAGTATCCTGGTAGATTTGTAATTATCGATGTAGCAGAAGACGGCGAAAATGGCTGTCAAATCATTTATAACAATTATGAAGAGAAATAAAAATGGCAATTAAAGATCCGCTTATTCGCAAAATTTTTGACGATCTAGATGCATTTCGCGATTATTGTAGATTTGAAGGTAAGTATTTTCATGAATCTAGTTTATATAAAAAAGGTGATCGTGTTTGGGAAAGCTATTTAATTTGGTGTAAAAATAAAGAAAACAAAAACACACGAGGAAAATAGATGACTATCTACATAGTAGACTTAGAAGCTGTTGAAACTAGATACACGAAACAGTGGAAAGATTGGCTTCCTAAACAAATTGAGAAAGCTACAGGACTAGCTGTTATAACAATTAGTGGAGGAGAAACACCACAAGACACAACACCTGGTGCTTTTCTAAATTTTGGTGGAACTAATGTCTACAAAAGTAAGCAGCAAGAAATAATTGCTACTATGTTTTGCAATAATGAAATACAAGATGGTGATTATTTTTTATATACCGATGCATGGAATCCAACTGTAATTCAGCTAAAATATATGGCAGAACTACTAGGATATAAAATTAAAATCGGTGGTATGTGGCATGCTGGCTCTTATGACACGCATGATTTTTTAGGTAGACTAATCGGTGATTGTCCGTGGGTTAGGCATGCAGAAATGAGCATGTATGAATGCTATGATGACAATTTTTTTGCAACAGAATTCCATATTGATTTATTTACAGAAACATTTTGGAAGGATGAAGCAGAAATAGATGAACAAAAACTGCATAAAATTAAACGTGTTGGCTGGCCTATGGAATACCTACGCGATAGTATGTTTGGGAATAGAGGTCGCCAAAAAGAAAATATAATAGTATTTCCACACAGGATAGCTCCAGAAAAGCAACATGATATTTTCCTAGACTTAAAAGAGTCTTTACCACAATATGAATTTGTTACTTGTCAAGATAAAAAATTGACTAAAAAAGAATATCACGAATTATTAGGTCGAGCCAAAATTATCTTTAGTGCAAACTTACAAGAAACACTAGGAATAAGTTGGTATGAAGGTTTACTTGTAGATTGTATTCCTATGATTCCTGACAGACTAAGCTACAAAGAAATGGCATTAGATGACTTTAAATATCCCAGTGCTTGGACTACTAGCTTTGCTTCTTACAAAGAACATAAAATAAGTTTAATGGAAAGAATTTTACATTATATTGAAAATTATAATACGTATCTTGGACAAGTAAAAGAACAGAAAGAATTTTTAGAAAATAAATTCTTTTCAGGCACACGTTTATATAATGCATTAAAATGACTAGGCCTGTAACAATCACTATACCATTAGATGATCAAGACTCACAGGTTCTAACATATGATACTATGGCTAATGACACAACAGCAGTAGATCCTAACAGCTTTACTTATACTACAACAATATGGGATAACACTGTTACATTTAACGAATTAATAAACACAGGCGAAGTTGAAAAGATGTGTGCAGAATATCCCTCATTAAATAAAGCATATCGAAATTTCCGACAAATATACGACTTAGTAAAAGCAGATTACAAATCTAAAACTAAAAAGGCATAATGAAGAAGAAATATTATTCGTGGAATGATATTGAAACAATGTGCATACAAATTGTTAATCAACTGTATGCTGACAATTGGCGGCCTGATTATATAGTAGGACTTACCCGTGGAGGTAATGTACCTGCTACAATAATTAGCAACATGACAGACATTCCTGCTGACACACTACAAGTTAATTTCCGCGACAATGGTTTATATACAGAAAGTAATGCATGGATGGCCGAAGATGCATTTGGATATGGTGTGATTCCGCAAGAGGGATATTTTAAAGACACAACAGGTAGTGTAGCTGATCGGCGTAAAAATATCCTAATCATAGACGATATTAATGACAGCGGAAAAACTTTTAATTGGATTGTTAATGATTGGCAAGCTAGTTGCTTACCTGAAAATTTAGATATCTGGAAACAGATATGGGGTAAGTCAGTTCGTTTTGGAGCATTGACAGAAAACTTATCTAGTGAATTTGAACTGGTAAGCTACTATGCAGACACTGTTAACAAGGCAGAAGAAGATGTATGGTTAGTTTATCCTTGGGAAGATGTGGGGCAATATGGTAGATGAACTAATGGTACAGCAGCAGGTTGCTAACAAATGGCAACATATGGTTGGTGTTATCTGTTTAAATCTCACTAATCGCAAGCAGGTAAAACGTGTACTACCAGAGTTTTTTAGCCGTTGGTCTACTCCTGAAGATTTTTTGACAGCAGATTTTGATGAGGTTAAAGAATTAGTTGGCACACTAGGAATGGGAGATGTCCGCACAAAGCGCCTATTCCGTATGTCTCAAGACTTCATTACCTGGGACAAAAATGATGCTAGGAAACTGCACGGCATAGGCAAGTACGGTAGCGACAGTTACGAAATTTTTTACAAGAATAATATTCCAGCCAATGTACAAGACAAAGAATTATTAAGATATATCGAACATGATCTACAACAAAATTGAACATATCCTAGAAAAAGAAAAAAATAGACAAAAAAATACTTTCGAGTTAATAGCCAGTGAAAATTTTGCAAGCAAGGCTGTAAGAAAACTGTGCGGTAGTGTTTTTACAAACAAATATGCAGAAGGCTATCCTAATAAAAGGTACTACAATGGTTGCTCGCATATGGACGAAATAGAAGAACTAGCAATTGATACTTTAAAAAAAATATATTTAAGCGAATTTGCTAATGTTCAACCTCACTGCGGAGCTAATGCAAATACTGCTGTTTATCAAGCCTTTTT